AAGTATACCAGTGTCAATAGTACCAGAGAGGCTATAGCGCTGACACTCATTAATAACCCTACGCCAATCAGGAGCGAACCTAATAATAAGTTCTGCCAAAACTTTTTTATCGTATGTGATGTTTTCGACATCTAAAAGTCCTGTTAGGCTTTTCAGGAATTGTGACGACAACTCAGCCATTGTTTTCTTATTGGTATTGAACTCATACACACCACACCTTGAATGCAAAGGTTCAATAATTCTATTCTTAAAATTGCAGGTTAAGATAAATCGACAGTTATTGGCAAACTCCTCGATAAACCCACGTAAAGCTGGTTGAAATGACTGAGCGTTTAAGTAATCAGCCTCGTCTAAAATTACAACCTTGTATCCACCCATCAAAGAAGCAGTCGAAGCAAACTGTTTAATCTTATGACGTAGTGTATCGATGTTTCCCTCTTCAGAGCCGTTTATAAGTATCCAGTCAAGGTCTAACTCATTACATAAAGCTTTGGCTACAGTAGTCTTACCGAGACCTGCTGTTCCTGTAAACAGCATGTTAGGGATTTCACCTTTTTGTAAAATCTGCTGAAAAGTTGTCTTTAAAATTTTAGGTAAGATACAAGCTTCGATGGTTTGTGGGCGATATTTCTCGACCCAAAGAAAATTTTTCATTTTCTACCCTTATCATAATAAAAAAAGTTGGGGGAAAACCCCCCAACTTATACTTTTTCTTGCACTGATTCAAGGTCAGTAACATATTGGAAAGAGCATCCGTTTAGAAAATATGTCATATCCTCTAATACTTCCCTCAAGTCATCATTAGAACGAAATGTGTGGACGTTTTCTCGTACACGATCATGATCTTCAAAGACGTTACGAGTCAAAGTGTATTCTGTATAGTAACCGTCCCTAGCCATTATTCTTCTTCCTCGTCAAGCTCCTGTTGGCGTTCTTCCGTCTGCTGAACCAGCTGTACACACTGATCACGTAACTGTCCTACAGTAGAAAGTTCTTCGCCTTTAAAAGCACCACGCTGACTAATAGCATCAATAATAGCAATAGAGCTACGAGAGACTTTTGCACCAAGTTCTAAAAATTGTGCGTCATTCATATAATTTAATCCTTTAATTTTTTTCTAGAGCAATCCAGTAAGTGAGTTGTTTATCAGTACTTGTAAATTTACTGATTAACTTGGAGGAAACTTCAACCTCGTAATCACCAGGAAGAAGCTTCAGGTTATCAATATTAATACTTAGCTTAATTCCTGCAGGCAATTCACCAAAAGTACCGCCGACTTTTAGGTTGTGGCTGTGAATATCACTTTGAGCATCTTCGATTGATAGGATGACTGAGCCATCTTCGTTAGGGCGAATAAATACGCTTTTCAGCTTCAGAGCAGAAGCAGCCTTACGAACTTGGTTCAGAATATTTTGCGTCAGAGTAAACGTGACTTCACCTTCAGGCATATTAATATCCTTTTCCGGTGGTGCAGTCAGCATTTCAATATCCGACAATTTAAATTTAGTTTCTTGAATTTCACTGTGAAGTACAAGATAATCGCCGTCAAACGCTACCGCTACTTCTCCTTCATCATTCGAGTGAAGTGCATAAACATTGATGAGCTCATTTACATCATAGATTCCAATGTCTTGAGGAATCTCATCAGAAATAATTGCTTTGGCCAGAACGTTTTTAGCATCAGCAACTGTACGGATTGTATTGCCAGCTTTCACAACAAGGTTTTGATTAATCGTACCAAAGTTACGGAAAAGTTCCATCGTTTCATTCTGCATTTTCAATAGTATCCTTCTTCAAATCATGCACATGAATTGCCATAATGGCGTAGTGGGCGATTTTCATTAAATCATCACGGTTCCGTCCGCCCTTTCTTCCGTACCGTTGAGCGTACTTCATAATATTACCGATACAGAAACCTTCACCGTGCCCTGAGTCAATAATAAATTCAGTCGCCTGAAACTTATTCGTTGAGTAATGTTTATCATATGTACTCTTCACATATTCATATAAATCACTCAAAATCTTATCTTCATTATATTTCATTACATAATCCAAGTAAAGTTTAAATTTTAATCCTTGAAAAGTTTTTACTTTTATAAAATTCAATCGTCTCACTAAAACGGTTATCAAGTATCTCGCCTTTGTGTGAAATAACAAACACATTAGCACTCTCACCTAGAGAGTAAATAATCTTAAAAAGATTTTCAATACCGTCATTATCGAGTGAAGAATCAAAAGTTTCATCAAGAATTAACAAGTTAGTAGACACAGAATTTTTGCGATGTGCAATTTTTCTCCAAGTAAAGAGAAGCGCCAAGTCGATACGTTGCTTTTCTCCTTCCGAAAAACTTTCATAAGAAAAGTTATCTCTATGACGAGAGCGTATGACTTCTTGAAACGATTCACTTAGTTCAAAGTACACAAAGAAATCTAAAATCTGCAAGTATTTATTGATGTAGTTATTCATAACAGGTATGTACTGTTTAATAATTTGAGTTTTAATGCCTGTGTCTTTTAACATTTCGATCATAGCTTTACTATAGTCATGATCATTATCTAACTCATATTTTTCTGTCAGTAAAGCATCTTTCTCATCTTGGTCCTCTTCAAGTTGTTTATGCGCAGAAGCAAGGTCTAATAGCCCTGAAGAAGCAGTTTTTATTTCTTTCTTTTTTTCTGTTAGGTCATTTACTCTCTGCGATAATCTCGCTTCAGTTGACCGTAACTGAGACTTTAATTCGTCACACTCTTCTTTCTTGGTATCTAATTTATTATACTTATTTTTGCTGTCAATGACTGTTGACTCTATCTGTTCGTACGCCTTTTTGAGATTCTTTGCCTTCTCCTTTGATTCAAGATTTTTCTGTTTTTTAATCTTTGAGTTAATCTCTTGGGTACAAGTCGGGCAAAAGTCATTTTTCTGAAAGAAGTTATTCTCTTCAACAAGACTGCGCATATCCTCTTTAGACTGAGCTAATTTATACTGGTCTTCTCTATATATTTTAAAAGCTAAGGATCTTTCCTCATCAATCTCAGAATAGTTACGATTGATAATTTCTTTGATTTGATCGGCTTCTGATCTGATCACTTCGATAGTCTTAGTTAGCGCCTTAATCGCAATTTCGTCTTGCGTTGCTTTTTTTTCGTTAAGATTCTCAAGATCATGAATATATTTCCTCTGCATCTCGATTTTATTTTTAACCAAAGAAACCTGATAGGACTTATCTCTAATCTCGCTTTCAATTTCTGATACCTTGGATTTGAGAATTTTATTCATTTTGGAGAAGACGTTTATATCTAAAAGATCTTCGATCACTTCTCGGCGTTGCTGTGCCGTCAACTGCATAAACGGCACAAAAGATGATGAGCCCAGTACCACTATTTGATTGAAAGATTTATAATTTAATTTTAAAATATTCTGTTCAAGTATATTTTGATATTCCTTAGAATGGCTGCTTTCATTGACAAGCCTACCATCTTTAAAAATTTGAAACACAGTGGGCTTCATGCCTCTAACAACTTTGTAGTTTACTGGGCCAATATTAAATTCGACCTCAACTAAACACTCTTTGTTGTTCACCGTGTTTACAAGCTGTGGCTTATTGATATTCCTATAAGGCTTACCGAAAAGAACAAACGATAAGGCGTCAAGGATAGTTGACTTACCCGATCCATTATTACCTACCACCAGAGTGTTTTTTGTATAGTTCAAATTTACTTCGTTGAAATAGTTACCTGTAGATAGAAAATTTTTCCATCTTACTTTTTCAAAAATAATCATAAGACCTCTAACGTTTGGGCTTCGGTATATAAATCTCGCATGCGCTCTTTGAGGGTTTCTTTAGCTAAATCGGTATCAACCGTGTCGATGTATTCAGATAGTAAGGTCTGAGTATCATCAACACTCACATCAACTTCATCAGAAGCTGGTAAAATATCACTAAAGTTTTCAACGATTTTCAGGTCATTAAGTGGCATTTCTTGAATAGCGTCAATGAACTTATCAAATTTTTTGAGGTCTGATCTTTTATCTACGATGACTTTAACAAATTTATTAGTCACATCTGTTACAGACATTTTTTTAGTCTCATCATAAATGACTTTACTAAAGAGAGTGTAAGGATTACGTATGGGCGTCAGTTCCTGAGTCTCTGTGTCTAAAATATGAAAAAACTTATCGTCTCCACAATCAGACCAAAAAAACTCCATCTGCGAACCTAAGT